CTCGACCACCACCCACCGGCGTCACCGACACTCCCCCCCACACCCCCAGCGACAAAATCACATTTCCCCCATGATTTCAACCACTTAGGCCATGTGGTCAGGTGCGCTCGCACATCGATCAAGTGCCATGGCACAGCAGAATTTGTTGGGTGTTGGGCTGGGGCTTGGGCGAATCGTTGCGCGACGACATGTCTACCGATCTGGTAGACAAACCTGGCGAACACATGTCTATCGTCCTGGTAGACAAACCCGGACGACGCAACTCTACTGTGTTGGTAGACATGGACGGGTTGAGGTATCTCTACCATGCTGGTAGACAAAGCGCGACGACAAATCTCTACCTCCCCAATAGACATGAAGCGCGCGCACAACTCTACCATGCCGGTAGACATGACGCGATGAGGTATCTCTATCATGTTGGTAGACATGAACGGCGCGCACAGAAAAACGCCCCTAGTCCGTGTGGGCTAGGGGCGCTGGGGTTAGGCTAGGCGATGGGCGTTAGGCGATGGCCTCATCCTTGGACGGGCGGGGAATAACCCGGAACACGAACGGTGTGCCCGTGAGCCGGAGCGTGCGCGTAGGGGAAGTCTTGAGCTTGCCCCGAAACGTAATGGCGGCTGCCGAACTGGCCTCTGGGATGAGGTGGCAAAACGCCTGGTGGAGAGAGGTGAATGCGCCGATGTCCTCGTTGGTGTCGACGTTGTGGACGCTGACGCCTTCCTTGGTGCGGCGCGCCTCTGCGACGGTGGTGTTCTCCCAAGATTTCTTGACGCCTTCGGAGTTGGCGACCTTGATGCCTTCGCGGCCGTTGGGAACACGCTTGAGCGAAACCTTGAACTCGGCCACTTCGGGCGCGGCCACGACTTCGGTGTTCTCGATGACGGGCGAAACGGTGTTGGAACGGGGCATGTGAGTATCCTAATGTTAAGTCGCGGGAGCGGCCCTGCGCCGCGCCCTTCCGACTTCCACGTTTTAGGCTCCTGTAGATTAACGGCAGATTAACAACAGAAACTAATTTGTAACCTGTTGAAATTCCACGATATTTTTCCACCGATTCCGGCGAATCGCCAGATTTTCCCGATTCGTTCCCGATTCGGCGCGGATTCGTTCCCTAAACACGAAAGCGCCCTTTCCGAATCGGCGCGCTGGCGGGTGCGCGCGAATAGCGTCCAAACCTTAACCTAACCTTAACAACACACCGGTAAACACCGATAAACAAACGAATCGGTCGAACGCGTGTTTGACGTCACGTTCCCGATTCGTACCCAACCTTAACAGAACCTTAACGTGGGGTGCGTGGCGACACGTACCCGATTCGTTCTCTTTGTGCCGATTCGCCAACAACCTTAACAGAACCTTAACAGAACACGGAAAAGTGCGCTTATACGGTTTGGTTCGCGATTCGTTCCGATTCTGCCGTTTTGGCCCAACCTTAACAGAACCTTAACATGGGCCGATATACGGTTTGGTTCGCGATTCGTTCCTCATGGCGCTGTGCGAGTCGCCACCACCAGCACAGATTAACTGTTGCTTAACGAAAGTGGGTCAAAAACATGGTATTTTTCAGGAAATGACCCCATCTACATTGGCACAAAAAATATGAGACCCTTTCATGCGGTGGCGCACCATGCGGCCATGATTTAGTTCAAAATTTATGGGCATGACTGGGGTACCATTCTAAAAATCATAAATATTAGGCCAATCAGCCATAATTAAACATAACCATTCATCAACCCATGCCGCGAGATCATCAGACCAGATCATCACACTTCATCGTGTGTATCATCACTATTGTCATCAATGATTGGCCAGCCATCTTTGCCTATCGCCACTTTTGCTAAACCATCCGCTCGACCAGCACCACCTTTGGACCGATGCCGCATAGCATCACAATCTACACACAATACTCGCAGATTTGACAAATCATACGCACGACTCAAATCCTCACTCACAGGAATCTTGTGATCCACTCTAGCCTCATATTTCCCAGTCACAACCCTCCCGCAATGTTCACATTTCCAATTGGCTCGCCGCAATGCCTCTTTGCGCACAGCTTTCCAGCGCATGCTGTGATACACAAACTGGTACTTTGTTGTACTGTGCCCCCCATTCCCCCCTGTACCCCCCATAAATCGACATTTGTCGATTCTTTTTCGCCGCGAAGAATGATGGTGCGTCATTGTTAGTTTTTTCCCTCAACAAAAAAAATACAGACCGGATTCTGCCTGCGGCTGTAGCTAGGGGTCAGGGGTGAAACTGGGTGTAGCCCAACTACCCAACTAGCGAAAATTGTGTTGGATTTAGTTGGCCTGGAATTTCCCTTATTTTTCTATTACTTACCCACCTACCCTACTAAACCAAGTAGATATAGAATTTAAATATAGAAAACCTATATCTTGATTCTAAATATAAACTCGCGGCCTTTTTAGGTAGTAGGGCGGATGGCTAACTAATTGATTTTATTGGTCTTTTCCATCCGTACTAATTTAGTTGGGCGAAAATCCTTGTAATTATTTGTTAAAACCGTGATAAATCTGTCGGAACTGACCATTCTGGAGGCTCGTTTTGCCAGTTTGAAGGCAATTTTTTATCAGCCCAGGTCTCGCGGCACTTAGCAACAGACGGGAATTTCCAACCATTAGTATGATCATCTCTTACAGGAACGATATCTGTTCCTTTGACTGCATGATGAATGTGCATACCATTTATCTGAAGCTTCATCTTTCGTAAAGCAAATTCACAGATAGCATATGTTGGCATCCAACAACCACCTTCATACTCATCACCACCTTGTAATGTCGGATCATGTTCAAATAATACTGACATTCTTGCGGCTTCCCCAGAAGCAAACATTTCATAAAGCAATTGTTCAGCATCCTTGAGCGAAAAAGTCTGTTGTTTCTCACGCTCTTTGGTTTTTGGAATAAATTTGCGTGGATGCCACTTATCCAAATCCATATTCAACAATTCAAACAGCATTGCCTCAATACCACCATTCTGCGCCTCATTATTCAAATCCATGAAATACTTGTCATTCTCCTTATATGTTTCAGGAACATGAAACACAGCAAATCGCCTATCTCCCAATTCTACATCAATAAAATGCTCGTGGTTGGAAATAATGATCATTTTGATCATATTCTTGGCAACGATTGGTTCGCGGCCTTTCGCCTCATACGTTAGAATCGAATCTGTAATCAATCCCTTCATCACATTCGCGGCGGAGCGACTTTCAGGATTGATCGCTTCATCCATCAGCAAAAACACTTTATCACGCAATTGGAAATTGAATGTTCCAGTGACTTGCCGAGCTGATGTCGGACGGGCACCATGAACACCAAAAATCCTCAACAACCACCTTCCAACAGTTGATTTTCCTGTTCCTTGCTTTCCAACAAAGCAAAGTGTTGTTTCAGCCAGCTTTCCTGGATTTTGTAATGTCCACGCAAGCCAATGGATGATATAACCAAAACTTTCATGTGATCCATCCGCAAGAACATTAAAGATGTGATCTTTCATCAAATGCCAATCACCCTTTTGATCCTTCATAGAAAATCCACGCCACAAATTCAAACGATCATTTATTACCATTTTCTTGTTATCAGGTTCCAGAATCACACCTTCATATGAAAGCCGATGTGGACTTTCAAACCATACCTTGACTAATGGAAGTTGATTATATTCAACTCTCCCAATTTGCGGCCTTGGTTTCAATTCAATCAATGCTCGATAATTTGAATTGGCCGTTATGAATTCTCTTACATTCTGAAGGCAAAGTTCCTCGACCATATATTCATCATCTTTCCTTTTATAATATCCAATCAAATTTCTTCCACCCTCATTGCGCAATGCGAAAAATCTATCATTTATATTACCAACTGCTTTATCAACAGCCAATTTCAACTCAATATTCACTTCCTCAATTACATCAATATGTCTGATTGGATGAAATTGACGCAAATTCCCAGCTTCATCGAGAATCAAAGAACCAACATGTTTTATAATTCTATCACATTCTTCATTAAGAAACTTTGATGTATCATCATCAAGCAGTTTGTCAAAATCTTCATAATTGATCGGCATAACATCCTCCATCACTAAACCAAGACTTCGCGGCATCATGAATTTCGGCAACAATCTCAGCATCATGCTTGATTTCTAACTCTCTGATTTTCTTGCGAAAATGCGGAGAATTTTCAGTCAAATGCGCAATTACATCATGTAGCCCACGCCGTCTCTCACGACTTTTTGCACCTTGACAAGTGCCATGCCAGCAGACGAATGCCCCATTATAATCATTCTCAATATTTGGGATTCTGAGTGCCGCGCCAGTGTTATTTGCGGCTTTGGATTCGTGATCACCAACCCATGGACAAACTACATGCATCCATCCACCCATATTCACATCACGCAATTTCATCTTGCTTCTGATAAATTCTTGTTTAATCAATTCAAAAAATTCTGCTCTGCGGCGAATATCATTTGGATCAATAATCCCAGATGGTGGCCGAACAGTCACTTTCATCGGTATTCGAAATGCTTCAATTATTCGTTCTGGAGAATATCGCAATGAGTAATCGGCACCCGTCAAACTCACCTTGAAATCACCACCATACTTTTTCTTACAATTCGATCCATATGGAATGCGAAACACACGATTGATCCCGGCCATGCCAGAATCTTTTGACAGCAGCTGTTCACGAATGAAACCGCGAATCATTGCGTCAAAATAATCAGGATCATCTAATGCTCTGTCGAACATGTAAATTGCTTGATAATTGTCTGGGGAGGTTTCAATTAAGGCAGTTGGTTTCAAAATATGCAGCTTATTCATACTAACTTTGGCGCCTGGTCCTGTACCAATATCATCGACCATCAGGCAAAGTCCACACGCAAAATTCTCACGCTTGCGGCGATATTCACCATGTTCATTCTGTTTCATGGCCATGACGCATGCATAGATGTTCATATCGTCATTCAAATCATGCCTGCTAAGAGCACGCACATTCCATGATTTTCCTGGCACATCAGCAGGATCACCTGGGAATTGAGAAAACATTATTCTAGCATCTTGCGGCAGAAACCGGCTCAATTCCAATACAAATTCTATGGCTTGTTCTAATCTCTTTTCCATGATTTTCGATCTTTCATATCTGATTTCCCCCAGAGGCGACTCGGGCGACTCCCGCTCCCGCGAAAATCGCCCGAAAATCGCCCGGAAACGGGGCTAGGAGCGCGACTCGACCGTTCCCCGCGATCCCTCTACCCGAAACCGCGCGCCTACGCTCTACGGCCTTTAAAATCGGTCGCTATCTTCACGTTCTCTCGTTGTATCACCAAGACCTTCCTCATAATTTACCATTGTCTTACCAGCCATGATTGTATCATAGAATCTCGCACCTTCTTCAAGTATTGCCTTATTTTGCATGTAACCAATCTTTTCAAATATGATGCCTTGCCATGTTCCCTGGTCATTGCTTTCTTGGGCTGTCGTTGCACGTACCATATTCAGCCAAATCGGCGGCTTGCGACCATTGATGCGTGCCGAATTGGTAATCGTCAGAATATTACTTGCTTTACGGATTTGCGTTGACGCCATCGAAAGCATAGCATGCGTTACAGTCTGATCAGGTTCAATTAACAAAATATAATATGATCGCGTGTCTGAATATTGATCACATTTCTTAACATCAATCTTTCCATCAGAAAGTGGTTTGTAAGTTCTCCTATCAAATTCGATCAATTCCCCAGATTCCACCATTTCGTGCACACGTTCAGGCAGATATTCACCTTTGAAGCCAGACTCAGATGTGCCGCGTGGACCCCAGCAAATAAAACGACGTTGGAAATACACAGGAAGAAAAATGACACCTTCCTTACCATCATAATACTTGCGAGTTACAGTATTATAAAACATTCCAGCCTTCGCATCTGGATTGTATTCAGAATTGTTTTCTTCCATCTGCGGCGAAGTCTTTTGAATAACACGCAGGAATGGAATTGAGAGTGAATCAGCATCAACTTCCTCAAAACCCGCACCTTCATATCTACTCCAGTCCCATTCATCATCCTGCGGCACAATCTCTTTGCCCGCAGTCTGATTTTCAGCAGTCTGGTTTTCAGCAGTCTGATTTTCAACAATTTGTTGATTGGCTTCTGATGACTTGGTAACCATTTTAATCTCCTTGCGCTGAAATATGAGTGGATAGATACTCACACTTTGGGGATGGTGAATTTCACCTCTGTGAATGGGTTCAGTTGGAACAAATCGCCGGGGACGTTGTCTCCAGCTTCCATGCGCTCTTTTGCCCATGCGCGTAACGTCTGATGATGCACACTCTCCTTCATATCTGGTATCATACCTTGTGCTTCTAATTCTCGTTTGAATTCAATTGCTTGCTCATGCTCATCGCGGCCAAAGCCAACCTTCACTTCGGTTTTGATCAAGCCGCCAAATCCATTGCGATCCAGCCATTGAAATGCTGCATCACGCGGCTCGGGAATGTGCGGATGAACGTCAAACCTAAGTGACACTTTGACACCATCAATTTTGATTTCATCAACCCCATATTCATTCATGATGTCTGGGATGATGGTTCGGGAAAGATGGTTGTACTTTTCCTCAGCTTTTGCTAAGGCATCTTTCATATCTGATATATATTCAGCAATATCTAATGCTTTCTTGACCTCATTTCTGATTCTACTTAACAAGACATCTTCTGGAGTTCCATCTTTTTCAGACATAGCAGCTTCTGTCCCCGGCCCATTTACCGGGGACTGTTCGTCATGCTCATCCATGCTGTTTCTCCTTTTATGCGGCTTTATATTGATCTTTCAATTCAATCTCATCATCATCCTCCATCTTGTCCAACAGTTCTTGGAAATCAGCAATCTTCTTGGGTGCTTCTAATTTGTCGTGCACCGGTGCCGCAACTTCAGGGGTATCATCGGCGAAATCCGACAAATCCCAATCCCACTTCTCCTTGATATATCTGTTTTCACGTGAATACCACCGCAATGTGTTGAAATAGCCAAAGTAACCAGCCATTTCTCCTGCGGCGATAGCAAACAGAATCATATCACCCGTCATCATGATGACATCGTCAGGTCCAATGTCTTCCATCTTGCTGACAATTTCATCAATCACAAGTTGATTAACATATCTGTTGCCAGGCGTTGTCAGGAAAACAATATTTCCAAATTCCTTTGCTGGTGAAATGTCTGCGACTGGAACGTGCTGACCCGATGTCGGATCAAGTTTGTACCTTAATGAAGGTACTATCACCATACTCATTTTCCATGATCTCCGTTGTTGATCTATGATTAACGTTGCGTCTAAATCGCTAGTTTACCCGCGATTTAGACGCAACGCGATACTTATTATTGTTTTCCTTCAATCTTTGTCATCACCGCTTCAAACACAATCTGGCAAAGCGTATTGTCTGAGAAATCTGCGATCAATTCCTCGCCATTGGTCTCATTGCCCCAAACCAGCAGAAACCAACCATGATCTACACCATTTACATCGACAATATGGACATAATCGTATTCTGTTTCTGCGAAATGATCCATGATTTCATCAATATTATCAAGTGCATCTGGCGTTTTGGTTTCTTCAGAATGAATGGTGACGTAGTATCCATTGCCGATGATTTGCTCAAGCAGCCAGCGAGCCACTTCAATCTCACCCTTTGTTGCGTTGTCTTCAATCGTCATGATTTATCCATTTCTGCGTTTCTGGTTTCCAAATATTTGAGCAGGGCGCGGCGCAATTTGTGGCTGCCGCGCATCATGGCTTCACGAGTCAACAGTCCTTCTGGCTGACGTTTCTGGGTTGCGGGAATGAGTTTGTACACCCTCGACATATTGCAGCCGAGGATGCTTTTGATTTCTTCCCTTTCATATCCATCAAGCCAAAAGTCCATGATCTTTGCATCAAGCATTTTGTAATATTCGGGTGAATGTGTTTTTTTGCGCTTAATGATGTAAGGCTTGACCATGGCTCACACATCCATTTATCTGACCAATTACCTAATGCGCCAAACCATCAGAAGATCGCCTTCGCGCATAGTCCGAAAGCGCAAGCCGCGTGGATGGTTCTTGTTGATCATATAGAGAATGGTGCGGAAGCGAATGACTTCTTTGTCAGTCATACTGTACTCACCTTGGATCGCACATTCAAGATCCAAGATGTCAGTAATGGCTTGGCCAACACCTGCAGGTGCGCGGCGTTTCTGTGCATCCAATTGTTCAAGAAATGGCTTGTGTGGATGGTTGACGACGTTCTTCTTTGTGGGCACCACAACTTTCTTTGTGCGGCTTGTTGCATATCGTTTGGGTTGATTGATGATCTTTTTCATGTTACCAGCTTCCATATCTAATGATTTTGAGATCATACAACTCTGTAATGCGTTGCCTGAGAATGGGCCTGATTTTGTTCCATTCGATTTTGCTGACTTCTGAATAATCCCAAATCCAATTTCCGAAGAATTTGGAAACAGGCTCCTTCTGCGGAAGTCCTGTACCTTCAATGATCTGATCGATGAAATTCCCAGGCCTGTTAAACCCTGGGAAACAATCCAATTCAATCGTATGCTTCAGCTTCACCATTCTTCAAATCTCCTTAACAGGATGGAAGATTGCCTTGCTACCAGAACGTGCGGCATAAAACTCTGCCCATGCATCCCTGTCGCTTGCGCGGATGTACGTGTGGACTGCACGCAAAGTGTTGTTGACCGACCAATCTTGAACCTTGCCGCCGATGACAGCAAGAATGTGGTTGCGGCTCAAGATCATGAAATCAGGAGCATCACGCCAAACATTTTCAAACCGGCGAAAGTGATGCGTTGTGACGTTCTTGAGAGTGGAGTGAATACCGGGATAGCTTTTGATGATCCCGAGGTGCGGCGCGTTCAAGATCGGATGACCCAGCAAACGCATTCCATGTGCGATGCACGGCATCGGAGTTCCAGCACGATCCTTGCGGCCAGCTGCCTTCAAAGCATCGTGCGCTTCATCATATGTAATCCCAACCATGAGCGCCACAGCAACCACGGCACAATCGCGCTTTTCCATTTTACGAAGTGTGTTATTTGTGATATCCATGTAAATCGGGGAATGGCTAACTTTATAAACAGATGGCATTTATGTTCCTTTCTACATACATCTAGGCCCGCGCGAATCGCGCGGCGCGGATTCGGTATAGCCGAAAACGACTGTCTACAAAATAAATATCTCTGTTTCACTAAAGAAAACAGCACCCCTATTTCCATAGAGATGCTGTTTAATTCCTTTACTCAGTAAAGGACTTATGTGTTATATTATTCTGCGGCGAGGCTTGGCCCCTCATCAGTCTCATTCGCAAGATCAACCTCAGGCTTGTTGGCCTGGGTTTTGCGATATGGAACAATCTCCCAGATCATCCCATATTCCTCATCCTTGGTACCAGCCGGCATCTGCTTGAGTTCGCTGCGATGCTGGATGTGCTTCCTGACATCAAGCCCAAGCGTCTTGTATGCCTGGTTAACAGATGAATAGTAAACACCATCCACCTCGACACCTGTGCGGTTTGCCCGCTTAATGCGCACAGCTTCATCAGACCATGAGCGCCGCGTGCCTTCAGACCGATTGATCTTGATCTGTGCGTCACGATCTGCAAGCTGTTCCGGCGTCAATGGAACAGGTTCAGGCGCAGGTTCGGTGCCCTTCATCTTGTTGATGACGCGCATCACCAGGCGCTCGGCTGTCGGACGATCAGGGAAATATTCACGCTGCTTCTTGACATGCTGATTGTAGAACTTGAGCAAATCCTCGTTGCTTGTATCGGGGATCTGTTCAAGCGTCAGCGTCATTTCACCAACATGATCCTTTTCATCCTGATGATCACCATCACCTTCATCGCCCTCATCGCCATCTTCATGCTCTGGCGCAGGCTGCGGCGGAACATTGGGTGGATTGTGCGGCGGGTTCGGATTGGGGTTGGTCTCTGTTGGACCTACAGTCGAGTCAAGTGTTTCAGCATTTGAGGCTGGCATTTTATGGACCTTTCTCTTGCGATCTGGTTTTCTTGCGCAAGGATGCAAGTATAACCGATTTCGGTGGCACCGCAAAACTTAATCGACCAACTCAAGCTGATTTTTTAATGATTGGTGAAAATATTTGATGATCCCCCCTATACGCGCGCCTATAATAGCAGCCGAAAAATCCTGTTAACAAAGAAATCGTTACTGTCTGCAAAACGAATCGGCTATAGTCGACTGGAAGCGAATCCTGCTTCATGAAAGATGATACATGAAAATTTCTGAACTCACCCTAGCAGAAAAGTTGAATTGTATTCGTGATCTAGCGAATAACATATCTGTGGTCCATAAAGAGGAACTCACTCTCAAAGAAACAGATCAAGTGCGTAAAATCTGGCTCATGGCGTATCAACTACGCCGCGAGGGATATGAGCAGAAAGTTGCTGATCTTGAAGGAATGGATCAGCACAGTGCGCTTAATCGTTTGCATGCCGTTTATATCGACAACTCCAATCTGGATTGAAATCATGAAATATTCGAAGCAAGCTCAATACAAAACCCTTTCGCTCGCCATCGAACTCGCCCCAAACGGCATAGTCCAACGGGCATTCAGCCATCTTGTTAATCAGATGGAGGCTGATAAACAGACTACCGACGAAATTATCAAGCAGCTGGTTACAACGCTGACTGATGGCGTTGTTCACGGGAATTGGCCCTTTATCCCCAATCCCGTGCCAAGCACCCACAAAGCATAATCTCTAGTTCCTTAAACACAGGCGTCGCGCTAGACTAGGCGCGGCGCCACAGAAAGGCCAGAAATGCATATCTCAAATTTTACCCTAGCAGAAAAAGTGGATTGCTTGGGCGTTCTTGTTATCAATATCATTTCCATACATCGTGAAGAACTCAAAAAAGCTGATCTTGATACATTTCAAACTCTTTTGCTTAATCTATACAATATGAAATTGAAAGGCCAATAAATGGAAACTCAGATCATACCATTCATAGTCCAGAACGAAGCATCAAAGATCAAACATTATACCATTGAAGATTTTTTGTATAACGCCGCAAGCGGGAAATTCATTCGCTTATATGATGGCGCCGATGTAGCTAAATCCGCCATTGATAAGGGCATCCCAGAGACCAATTGGCCGATTGATGAATATGGTGAGCCGATGAAGCCATCGACGTTCATGTATCGCAAGTCCAATCCATATCGTGTCTCTGGCGCCACCTATATTCCCGGCAAACCAAAGATCATCGAAAACTTGGGCACACGCGATGGCCATGTTGTCACAGCCAAAGGTGATTCGATCTACAACTATTACGATCCACCCGCACCAATCAACCCCAAATGGCGCGGCGATATTTCATTGTGGATGAAGTTGCTCGATGCCGTGAGTGACGCAGATCGAGAGGACATTCTTGATCGGTTTGCCTACAGTATCCAGAATCCCGGCGCCAAGATCAATGGCGTTTACGTGTTGGCTGGTCCACAGGGTCATGGTAAGGACTCGTTGTTTGCGCCGCTGTGGATGTATCTGGAACGGCTGATGCAAGTGACTGATATTACGCAAATCTCCAGCCGTTATACATCGTGGGTGAAGTGTAATATTCTACTCATCAACGAGACGACATCAAGTCATGCTGATTCCAAGAAAGTCTATGATGCGCTAAAACCAGCATCAGTCAATCAGCCTGAATGGCTTCGGTATGAAAACAAGTATAGCCGAAGCATGCAGGTCGCCAATGTGGTCACCATCTATATGACCACAAACCATGCAACATCGCTTTACTTTGAACCTGATGACCGGCGATTCACCCTCATCCAATTCGAACATGCAGAGAAGCCATCACCTGAATGGTTCTACGAATATCACCATTGGCTGGAGAATGGCGGTGCGCAGGCAGTGATCCATTACCTTAGCACACGCGATGTTAGCCACTTCAATCCATTCGCAAACGCCAGAATGACACCGATGAAGGAGCGTGTGTTAGAGATCATTCGTCAGGGCAGCCGTACAGGATTTGATGACATTCTTGATGAATTTATCTCCAAGAATAAGCGACCAATGGTGATCGCTAATTTCCAGATTGAGAAATACATCGATTCAATCACTCATGAGAAGGTGGCTGCAGATCGGCTCAAGGCAAAGTTTCGCAATACACCAGGATTTGCGAACCAAGCTATGGAGCGAATGGGTTACTCGCCAACAACTCCATTCTCCTATGGAAAAGGACGCACAACTATTCGCGGCATTTACTACGATCACAAGCAATGCGATGATAACTTCGAACATAGGGATCAAATCATCGATGCGCTAAATCAATTGGCCGATGAACACTTTTCTGGAAAGTGCGGGAAATAGATTCGGCTTTCGGGTCCGACTCCGACTCCTACCTAACTCATTGGAAAAGCGGCGGATTTCCGCGATTCGTTGGGGCTAGGAGTCGGAGTCGGACTCCTCCCGAATAATTTTTATAAGTCCCAAAAAGCTAATTATATTTCCTACAATCACTTCCGCAAAGCATAGAAATAACTTTGTTGTCAGCTTCTTTCAGGCTATACGAATCGAGTCGGGCGCGCGAATCGGGCGCGCATTAACACAAAGGGATACAAAAATGTCGCGCTATTCATA